TGAATCGGGATGATCTAATTCTCCTAATGCACGCTTTTCTGCAATAAATGAGTCAGAATATTTTTTTGCTTCACGTACTAATGTTTCTCTAGGATAAATACGTCCATTCTGATTCTTAGCCTCAGCCCGTTGCAATACGCCAGATACAATTAAACGGCCATTGTTTTGAGTCATTGACTCATTTATTTGCTGAGGTGATACTTCAAATAATGTATAATCGACTAATAATGTTTTAGACATTGTTTATTCCTTATTTTCTGGGCAATGTTGAATAAGGCGCAACCGCTCCATCAAATACCTGCATACCTTGCGCATAATAATATGTATCTAAACCATTAACGGGCGTTGCTACAGATGCAGTATCTGATAAGTTAGTTGCATTAGTGCCGGCTGTTAATGATATATCCGGAACACCTGCATTATATTCTCTTGTAATAGTTAATACATTATCTGTTACCGAACCTGATATTATATCTGATGGCGCAAATGTATTTGTAAAGCCAGCTACGACTGCGGATGCACCTTGATTATTTATTGCATCTCTAAACGATTCTAATATTGAACCCGTAACAATACCACTCACGCCATCAACAGATGCGGTAATGACGCATGCTGCGCCGCCGGTATTTGAAAATGTTTCTGCAGACCCTGTCGTTATAAAACATCTAATTTGTTTAACACTATCAGCATGATCTAATGAATAATCTACAGTGTTATTATATGCATATACATCAAAGAATGTCCCATGGATTGCATCTTCAAATCCGTCTGTCAATCCATCTGCTAACGTAAACGTAGACGTTTCTTTAGAATATCCTGTAATAAATTGAGTAGAACTGCCATCACTATTAATTGAGTTATTAACGGATTGACCAGGTTCCATTGTTTCATTTATTTGATTTGGATAATTCCATTGCATATAATTTACTTCACGCATATACTGTTGACGCACATATTCTATACCTTTCGATTCAATTAAAGATTGAATTTCGGGGCGACGCGAATAGTCTGTCCACGTCTGATAATATCTCATTACTTTGTTCATTTTGACAATTCTCTTAATCTATTTGATATACGCGTCATGCGTTCATTTATTTTTGCAAATCGGCTACCGGTAGTTTTCCAAAAGTGAGATGAATCAACGCCCATTTCTTGCTTCAACCGTAAGTTGTTATTAACAATTTTTTCCATTTCTGCTAACATACGGTTTACTTCGGCAATGCCTCTATTTACTTTTTGTTGCGGCGTTGATTTAGGATCTTTTTTAAAGTCCGAATATGTTACTGCCTCATCAATTGATTTAATCCCATATACATCACGCATCATACGCTTATAAGCACTTTCCTGTACTTTTTTATAACCAACAACTTCAGCATTATCCTTTTCATCCTCTTTCTTACCAAATGCATATGGCGTTTTAATATCGCCAGGCACGGCCGCTGTCGTTGACATTTCTGTCATTTCATCGCGTAATAATCCTAATGGTCCTAAAACTGCACGAATTTCTTCATCATCATATTGACGTCTTAATTGATTTATTAACGCTCGAGCTTCGTTGTCTGATATCTTATCAGATACCATACGCATAAAATCGCTATGAAGCTGGTCGATATTATCTGCCTCGTTAACGTTTTTGGCTACATTGCCTAATTTGTTATGAAGATATGAATCGGTATCATCTACATCACCGTCATTATCAATATCTTTATCATCTAAAGAATCAAAATCTTGTGCTGCTTCTTTATCAGAAATTTTATCCAATGCTTCAAAATATAAGTCTAATTGATCTATCAATTTCATTATTGCTGTCTCTTAAATAAATAAATTTTAGCGCCAGTCCCGCCAGTTATTTTTGCTACAGACAAATTGTAAATATCTTTAGCAGTTAAATCAGAAGCTAATGAACTTGTACCGCCAGCATAATGCAACGTAGCGCTGCCGTGAGTTACTACCATAACCGCGCCGTAACCGTAATTAGAACCAGTTAAATCAACTTGTCCAGATGTATATGCCAATGGCGAATGATATTCGCCCGGAAATCCTTGAGTCTCAAACTGATTGATTTGAGATCCGCTAGGTGCTAAATAAACTTGTCCACGTGCCATTAGTTAGACTCCTCAGCTTTTTTTAATTCTTCAACTAATTCGTAATAACGTAACATGGTAACAATATCTTTATCTTGAATTACATGCTTCTGACGAAGCTGGCTTAACAATGATGAAACTTCATTTAATTTAATACGCGTCACCTTACTAACAACTTGACGCTTTAGCGATTGAATTTCAGATTCAATTTTAGTTGTTTCTGTAATTACATATGCTTTGAGTTTTGAAGAATTAGTAACGTTATTAATATACTCTCTTAACATTCTTTTTTGTGGTGCACTTAATGTAGAATATTTTTCATTAAACTTATCTACAACCATTTTAGATGCTAAGATTCGTATATCTTTGTCTTCAGATACTAATGATACCTTTTCTTCTGCTTTTGTCTGAGTCTGTATATGTTCTACTAATGACGATCTGTTATCGACATAGCTACGAGGGTCATCAGACTCTGTAAATTCAAACAATTTATAAATCGCAGCATGCTGTTTATAAGATGTTATACGAGCATTAAAGAATTCTGTTGTATCTAATACGGCATTAATTTCTTTAACTAAATTATATTTTTCTCTACGTAGTTGAGATTCGTTCAACTGCCGTCTGGATTTCAGTACTGCATCAAGAAAAAGCTCCGCCTTCCGCTCATTAATAAATTTTTCTTCGTGTAAAGACCTGTACAGTTTTAATTCTTTCGAAAGTTCTGCATTTTTAGAAAAATGACGTTTTAATATATGTAACGCTTTTGAGTCTCTATTATGCATCGTATCCGATGCAACTTGGCGGACGAGAAGTTCAAAGATTAGTCCTGTATTCTTATACTTGGAATGTTTCATTCGTTTCATGAAGTAATCGCCCTGTTATGATCATACTTTTTTATAAATATGGCGTTAATACTAAATACCTTCACGTCATTCCTCTATCAACTGCGTTTCGTCTAAAATAGTACCAGAATCCGATTTATTATCTTTATTATTTAATGATTCATGAAGCATATCAGGTGTCTTAAATGCTAATTTTAATGAGCCTAATAATGCTTCTACATTTTTACTTTCTATACTTAATGGAGATGAGTTGCGATAATTATGTTGCAAAGGTGACTTGTCCGTATTAAATGACGTATCTAATGACTTAATCCCGATTGGATCTCTGCCATGCGGAGAATCATGTGAACCCCATGTGCCTGGCTCTTTTGGTCTACCGGGGCCTGCGACATGTTTTTGTTCCTGGCCGGGCAATAATTCCCCATTTCTATTAGAAACGTGCATTGATGCTATATCATGCGGCGTACCAAAACTCATATTAGTCTTCTTTGGATCATTTCCTTCTGATTTTATTTGCTCTTTTCTAAAATCTGATTTTAAATCTTCTATAACTTGATCTTGTTCCGAGCGCCATTCATCTTGGCTTAATCCAAATATATTTTCATAAATCCAACGTTCAGAAAATAATGTAGATTCTTTTAACGATGTTGCCAGGGTTATTTTTTCATTTAATGTTTCTATTTTTTGCTTTTCATAGATTAATGAAGGATTTGTTAATGATATAGTAAAATCGACTAAATCTTCATCCTTAAATCCTTGAGAAAACAAATGTACAATTGCAATTTTTGTTAATTCAGAAACAAATATTTTTTGTAGCCGTTCAATTGTTCTAGCAAATCTTACATCTTCTGCGGCTAATGTTGCCTTTCCTTCAACGCCTTCGTCATAACCTAAGAATGCTTTTGGTATCTTAAGCGCGGCATGCATTTTATTGCGTAGGTAGTCAATATCTTCAATTTGTCCATCATTAGATAAGCCCGGTAGAGATTCTACAGCTGTTCCAGATTCACCTCCTCGAACTGGCAAGAAGTAATCTTCCATCATATTTTCCATATTGAACTTGAGATTATACTCTCCCGTTCGTTCATCTACATATGGAATTTTTTTCATATTACCGATGATGTTCTTCATATGAGCATCAACTTCAGCCGGCGGAATGTTTCCTACATCTACTTTAAATATTCTGCGTTCTGGTGCGCGCATTATTCTATGAATTAACATCGCATCTTCCATCAACATAAGTTGTTTGAAAACTTTACGTGCTGGTTCGATCATAGATTTGCCGTACGGTAAAAAGTTTGTATCTGATAATAATCTAAAATGAGCTATTTCAAAATTTTGGAACTCTCTTTGATCTTGATTAGATCGGGCAGATGCATATGCTGTATGAGTACCTTCCCATACAAATTTGTATGCATACGGATTTGCTGGATCAAATCCTTCTTCTCGGCGTACTTCATAGCCACTTAACGGTGTTACATTAACAATACCAATTTCATCTTCAATATCTAAATGTAAAAAAAAGTCACCATATTTACATGCATTACGAATCCATGGCCAGAGATTATAATCAACATTAAGTACGTCATAAAATAAATTATGTAATACTTTTTTAATTTCATCGTTCTGCGAATTGATAGTTAGAGTGTCACCGTCAGCATCTTTAACTGTGCATTCATCTGCATAAACATCTAATGCCGATGCAATAATCGGATCCATGTCCATTGCTTCATAATCAGAATACAGTTCTAATTTAGATGTAAAGAATGTGTAATTTTGATTATATGTTGCAAATCCAGATTGAGCTTTATGCATTCCAGAAAAACGATCTATATATCTGTTATTCGAAAGCGACCCCATCGATTGCAATCGATTTGTATCAACTACCTTAAGCCTATTTTTTGCTATACGACGTACAACTACATTCGTCGAAAATAGTCTAGATAGTCTTGATCTTAATGATGTATCTGCCATAATCAGTTTCTTTTGTTATAAATATCATATTAGCCAGGTTAGATCATCTTTTCCATAGCCATTACGCCATTCCCATGCACCATTAGAATTTTTATTAGTATATACACCAGTATCATGTTGTACTTTACCAAAGTATCCTAAAGATTTTTTAGATAATTCTAAACCTTGCTGCCGTAGACGAAGTGCAGTATCTCGTATCCATAATGCAATACCAAATGCCATTACCAGGTCATCATTATAACCAGATTGTGCTTCAGCCTTACTACCATTCCATATAAATACAAATAATTCATCTATAAGTCGTTTACTGTGAACGATTGGCGACTTTTCTCTAAAATAAGTTTCTAGTTTTGAAATAACCAATGGCCTGGTTTTTGATGTAGTAGAAAATCCCGGAACTTTTTGTGCTTTGTTTTTTAGATCGTAACCTTTTGATAAGTGTATATCTTCATCTACATATGCATCTTGCCGATATGAGTAATATAAATTATTATAGTTTTTATCTATTACAACTTGAATAGCCGCCCATCCTATATTTGCATTTTCAATAACTAATAATGCATTGTTCCATTCTGTTGCAACAGATACCAGCATATTACCATATTCTGTAGTACCTATCTTCCCTTTGTATTCAGCAACTTGAACCATGTTTTCAATTTCAATAACATGGAATGCAGAGTAGTCGCCTCCATCGCCGCGTGCAACGTCTGCTACAACAACATAGTCTTTTCCGTAATCTGGATATTCCCACATCCAGTAGTTTGAATCAAATCCGCGGCGCTCAATTGGATCTTTAACGTATGTTTGTTCATACCATTGTAATATAGGACCGTCGACTACCGTATGACCGGATGTTATAAAATCGCAGTCACATTCTTGTGCAGCCATCTTTTCGCCTAATAGTCCGGTTTGTTCATCACGCCATGATTGGTCACGTTCGGGATGTACTGTCCAGTGCAATTCAGTTGGCATGAATTGGCCGCCGGCTTCTGCATCAACCCATGTTTTATGAAACCAGTTACCGGTGCCGTTAGGCGTTGAAAGTGCAACACAACCTCCACCAGTAGCCAATGTTTGTTGAGCAGACGCCCATATCTCTTCAATATTTTTAATAAATGCAGCCTCATCAATAACTAATAATGACAATGCCTCAGAACGGCCGGCGGTACCTGCACTCGATACAGCTTTTACCTGCGACCCATTCTTAAATCGCAATGAAAGTTTGTTATCTTCAATAGTACGGCCTTTTAGCCATGATGGTAAATTTTCATGCATGACTCTGATTTTGGTGACCAAGTTTTTAGCTACTTCTTGTGTTGTGGCGATGACAAGAACATTGTAGTCATCTTTAAATAACATGTTCCATAATACAAACCCGGCCGAAAGTGTTGAAATACCTAACTGTCTAGATTTAAGGATTACGTTATAACGATTATGCTGTAATGTTGTTAACGTAGCAGCCTGAAAAGGATATAAATTAAAATACATCTTACCTTTAGTAGGATGTTGAATAATACAATATTTGCGCATAAAGTGCACAGGATCTTGTGCACATCTTTTATATTCTTCGCGAATTACTTCTTTGATATTACGTTGCGCCATTATAACCTAAATATAAGAAATTTTTGCCAGAACGGCAAATTATGCAAATGCTTTAATTGCCTTAACAATAATTGGATTCTTAAGATTAGCCATTACTTCATCAGACTTAGCTAATACTTTAAGACCTTTTACTCCGCCGCTAAACCATTCCGCATCTTTAAGAGACTGAATTGCCTCTGTTCCATATCCTACTGCCAATGATGCGACTAATATAGCATACATTATATTGACAACCGATTTTCTCGTTTGCGCATCTTTAACAAACAATTTTAATACTACATCCAACGGCTTTTTAAATCCAGCTTCGACCTCATGTACATAATGCAAAATCTTTTCAGCAAAATCTTCACCTTTTTGCCAATTTAATTTTTTTGAAAGAAACTTTACGCCTTTTGTAATTAATCCTATGATAGCATTAACTGTCATAATCTTTAATAAGATTGCTGTAATCGTCTCTATAACAATTTCATTAAGCTGATTCTTATCAGCTCCTTCATCAATTGCCCGTTGGTATTTTTCTTCCAATTCAGATACGTCGATATCAGCTTTCTTAATTGCTGCGGCTAATTCAGTTCCTACTTTAGACAATTCCTTTTCTAAGTCTTCGCCTTCTTCTGCTTCTGAAAGTACTTCATTAACTAGACGTTTTATTTCAGCTCTTAATATTTGTTCTTTATTGTTCATCGATTGTTCCAAATTGTTTACGGACATTTGATTTTAATTCTTTATAATCATTTTCAATTTTTTCTATAACCGATGAAATATCAACTTGACCATTTTCTCCGTCCGCATTTTGCCAATATGTCTCTTTTATTTGTGTTTTTATTAATTCAACTTC